GTTTCTCATAGAAATTTGTCAGTACAAGATTTCTTACAGAACGCTTGACTGCAACGGCGTCAGTAACTTTAGTGATATCCTTTGATCCAATTTTAGGACCAAAGAATAAATCAATATCAGAATACACCTGAGCTGCACGATCCTCACCTTGATATGTACCATCAGTGTATGCGGTCTTTGACATTAGTATTCCTTTTTATTATATTTATACACTCTTTGATGTATTTTATTTCATCATATAAGTATATTTATGTCTTTAAGTTTGTGGTTCTGGGTCATAGTTATCTAAGTATACATACTCTATGACTGCTGCAAAACCCCCGAAAACTTTATTAAGGGAATAGTCCGTCAAAAACCTTCCGGGCCCATATTGGGAATCAAATCGTACAGATCTGGGATGGGTGCCATAACATCGAAATGTGCCTTTTACGTCCATAATTTCATTATCAACACTAACAAGATTGCCGGGGTGATTTGCCAAAGCTTTGGGTGAAGAGAATATCAATTCTTTCCCATTAAGTTTTATGTTTTGAGAAGCCGTACTATTAGTAGTGGCGGTGCTTATCCACCCATACATATGTTGGCCATAATAACTACTATAATATTTACCAAGAATCTTTGCGTTCCGGGCGCCGGCTGAATCCTCCCCCGGTACTCTAAGAAATTTTTTCATAAATTCTCCAAAGTGTAAAGTAATTACAATTTTGTCTATTGGTTGATTCGCTAGTGTAACTTTGTATGAAAACCGCTCCTGTCCTTTGGAGCCCGGGGGGAAGCGGTCGTTCCCTGCACCCTTACCTTGACCAAGATTTGTTATGTCAGATAATATAATCTTCTCTGTCATAGATGCTCTTCTATTAGGCATGCCCCCATCAGGAGAAAAGGTTTTTCCTGATCCAGCTGGCGCAACATTTACATCCGATCCAGATGGACTTTTGATTTTTTTATCTGCCTTTACAATTTTTATTGCACCTCTATCTTCAGTTGGTGCTTTATCAGTAACCACATAAGCTTCCACCTTCTTTTTAACTTCGGCAACTGTTGCCACGACATTTGCATTTTGTACTACAATAGATGAAGATTCTTGTGCCGCTGCAACAGATGCTTGTTTTGGTGCGATAGGTTTTTGTTCTGCCGGTTCAGTACTCCCCGCAACCTTTTGAAGATTGGGAACAAGCGCACAAATATCACCACCCCCTAGTATTGCTTTAGTTGCATCACTAACAAGACTATCTAACTCTAAACCAGCAGACTTTATGTCATCACCAAACTCTATTTTCATTTTTGCAAGAGCAGAAAGAAAAGATGGAGTGCCGGGTATCTGTGAGGCAAGCCCTGCTATCTCTGATTGTAAATTTAACTTCGGTAGAGTTGGTATCTCAATTGATTGAAGTTTATCCTTCAGACCCGCAAGTTCATTCTGAGCTTCTCCAAACGCAGCTGCAGCAGTAGAAGCGGCTTCATTAAGTTTTGCCTTTGCGTCTGCTTTCGCATCAGCAAGTTTAGATAGAACATCATTCAGTTCTGGACTTGCGCCACACAAATTTGGAATTTTAAAATCAACCATTCTAATCTCCACAAACACTAGTTGTAAAATTATAAGCAGTACAGGAAGAATCTACAGTTTGTGTAAAAGGACTTACTGACATCTGTAATTCAGCAGTGCTTACCACTGTTGCTCCTGATACTGTATTATTCGATGCTGAAGCTTTATCATCATCAACATCACCCTGAGCTCCACTTACGTCATTAGCATAAACATTAGTGCTTGATGTAGTTGAAGCATTAGGAACCCAACTTGCGTGGCCTCCTGTTGAATCACCCAATCTATGTACTGCTATTCCATTTATAAAAATATTAGATGACCCGGCTGTAGCAGGATCACCACAACCAGTTTTATCTCCTATTCTAACAGCAGCAGTACCATTAACAAAAGTATTGGGACTACCTTCAGCGTATGCTGTCTGGTGAAATCCGTTAGGACTTGGTGATGCATGACCAGTGTGGTGATCTTGAGTTTTTCTTACTATGCCGGGCATTTTTATTTCCTCTTATGGGTTAATCTTAACAGAATTAGTTGCCGTTGGTGTATTAGTTATTACATCGATAACACGGGTTTGCCCTGATCTTATCGTGTGTACTGTTCCAGATGATGAATCCAAAGTTGTCTCAGCAAAGATATCCATTGCAGCTGCTGACATTATATTCATTTTTCCTGTGGTGGCCGGGTCATCATCGGGTAACTTACCCGCCTTCAGAGACATAATCCCCGATATGGTTGACTGAGATATATCGGTCTTTGCAAGCACGGTATAGTTAGAATTCGTTGTCATGAAAATACCATCGCCATCAAAGTTCGAACCCATCTCCTTACCCGTAACATCTAAATCATATCCACCACCAACAATTTGAATTTTAGACTTCTCAAAGGTGACAACCGAATCACCACCGACTCTACCTTTGATATCATCGTTGATATTGAAAGAATGATTACCGATAATCTCTTCTTCACGATTACCGCCCGGACCTTTTGGATGTGCATCGTTTGCAGCACCTATTTTAACACGATGGTTCTTGTGAATCTTCTGAACGAAGTCTCCTTCAATCTCCTGTATGTAGTCACCCTTGATGAGCTCACGCACCGAACCCTCAACCGTGATGTTCTGTGAACCTTTGATAACGATGTTCTCGCTACCAATCACAATCTCGTAGTTATCTCCAACGATTTTTGTGACAACAGAACCGTCAGGATGAATCTCTTCAAATGTTCCTGCCATGTGTTGACGAAACATTCGTTCTGCACCGGGACTGTCATCCACTTCCGTAATGTGACCAGACTCAGATTCAAATACATGATTGTAGGGATATGCGGCAGAGATATACGGATTTGCATCTTCAATAATACCTTTAGGATGCGGCTCTTCCCAGAATCCCCGTGTTTCATCTTCTTTTAATTCATCGCTGACAGTTTTTATGTTTGGTTTGGTTGCAGTAGGAATACCCGTATTGCTATCATCTTCGTCATTAGACTCGACAGGATCACCACGCAACCGGCTCAGTCTACGGGAAATAAGAGACTGATGTGATTCTGATGCTTTACCCCTAGCTAAACGACTAGTATCTGATTCACCGACCGCATGACCAGAATGAGTTATATTGCCGGGATATGGTCCATGTTTTGGTTCAAACTGAAATCCTTTTTGGGGCGAATCTTTTCCTCTTGGATCATTAAATCCTGATGCTGGATTAGCTTCTGAATCTGGAATACCCGGCAATGTACCCATGATGACAGGTTGCTGTGCTTCAGTATCCCTAAAGAATCCGACAACCCACGAACCTTGCGTCAAAAACGAAGGTGTGTGGCCAAGACCTTGCATAGAAGGATCAGTCACAGGATGCATTACATGCGCCCAAGGAAGATCAGTAGTCTTAACCTGAGTCAAGTCATCACTGTGCCGTCCAAGTACACGAACACGAACCCTACCCAATTGAGCAGGATCATTCCTATCTTCAACTACACCAACGAACCAACTGAAACCATCTTTGCCCATGAAATCTTGCATGGGACTATTTATAAGAGTTTAATGAAGGTCTGGATCACGCCCTAAGCGGTTACCATCAGTTGACCAATTATACTGTTCTACATCAAAAAACTTTTTTGGATCACTTTCTCTCAAAGCCATAAGCATTTCAGCAGCTTCGTGCTCAGACATACCCTCTGTTACCGTTTGTTTTTCTATAATTCTATATCTTATCATGAAGTTATATTTTTTGCCATCACTAGATGATCCCTTTCTTTACCACAGTTAACAAAACTGTGTAGTATCGTAGTGTCAACCTCATAGACGTAACCATCAGCGGGTATATGAACTATCTCATTCAAAGTAGGAAAAATAAAATAAGCATTTGGATTAGTTATAAGAGCTAAATGATAACGGGGGGATTTATCTTTATGTACGGAATATGTGGTGTGAGGTTGCATATGCATAATTCTAGAACGCTCACCATGCATATCCCGTATCACATCAGCAAAAACTGTATCCTCGTATATATCATTTAATATAATGTAGTCTGACTGTATCATTAAAATACGGTCCTTGACTGGATTGTTTCCATATATCGAACCAGTTCCATCGGTAAATGGATTGCCGTCAGACTCGTTACTACGTTGTATACAAGTCTGACGGCTCTTACCCAGTGGTTTTGACCACAGATTATCACCGAGTCGTGACTGTATGAGTTCCCATTCAACTAGACATTTATCTAGATCATAGGAATGATTAGTTCTTTTTACTAACATGGTTGGTTATTTATACATTACCAATAAGTTCATCAGGAAGAATGCAATCAAGCTTATCCTTATATCCAGTTACCTCAATATAGATTTCATCAGGAAGAATGTAATCAATCTTATCCTTATATCCAGTTACCTCAATATAGATAGAGTTTAGAGACTTGGATTTGACGGGAATATACTTCTTCAACTTCTTGGACTTGTACAGAAACACCCCGTCTTCCAGCTTAATGTCATCATATGAGTCCTTATCAGAACCAATCGCAGTGATTGTGCCAGATTTAACTGACCCATAATCATCATCATACATAACTGTGTCACCGATATTCATTTTTTCGTTCCTTATAGGTAATGAAAAGTACTAGAGGTGATTGGGTCTTTATCAGAACCAACCCATTGTTTTGTGGTAGTCACCACCTTGATACGCCTCTCCATCATACCAACTGATGTTTCGTGCATCTCTGAGAAATACTCAGTCGATACTGTCATGAACGGTTGCGTCATTCTTGCTTGCTCCATATTTAAACTCCGTTTCTGCTGCAATGTCCAACTGATGCATGATGTCATCAGTGAAATAGGTTTCCGGGTCACTCAGAATACTCTTACCGAACTGCTTAGACCCATCAGGCAGTTCATACCGTGTTGACACCTTCTTAAACACCTCATACTTCTCTGCCAGTTCCAACAGACCGTAGTATCGGTCCAATCCCTTATCATAAGTCAGCCGCACGTCCACCATCTTGTTCTCTTTGGTCAACCGACTCTTATGGTTCTTACAGTGAATGATATTACCGATAACCTCTGTACCATCTTTCTCTTTCTTCTTACTCAGGTAGATGATACTACTCGCAGCATACTTCAGACCACTACCACCACCCATTTCCTTGGTAGAGAACAGACCCATACTCTCATAAGTATGATTAGTCACCACCATCGGGATTTTCGCTCGCCCAAGTTTCAACGTCAGAACTCGAAACGCCGCTTTTAGCACTTGCGCTCTGGTCATATCTCTGGTTTCTTTACCATCAGCAGTATCTTCGACTTCCTTTGTGGTACTCAGCATACCCAACGAGTCCAAACAGAGGAACATAGGACTACGTTCACTCTCAGGTTGCGCCATGTAACTGTCCAGAACCTTGAGAGCCTGTGTGCGAAACTCCTGCACGGTAGTAACTGGGAAGATCACCATGCGCTTTGGATCAATTCCACGATCAACAACCATGTTACGAGTAATCGCACTTTCACTCTCAAAGTATATGACCCCTGCATTTGGATCATTGTCAAGGAAGTTCTTCACGATACCCATAAGGAAATACGTCTTACCCGTTGCACTCTCTCCTGCAATTGCAGTGATCTTATTGGCAGGTAACCCCCCATGCACCGAACCACTCAGTAGTGCATTGAAGATATATGAGCCAGTATCAATGAAACTGTCCACATCTCCTGCTTCTACACCATCATCCACGATAGATGCGTACTCGTTACCAACCTGTTTGATAACATCCTTTAGAAAATCATTCATATATTCGCTCCTAGTAAGTAAAAGAATATCGCAATTATTACTATATACCCTATTGCAACAAATGTCAAGGTATAAAGTGTATATTTAATAGAAATAAGTGGGTGTCTCACAAAGAAACAAATGCAGAACCCAATCAAAAATAATATTAGTAGTGCTTCCATGTTATTCAGAGGAACTCTCTATGAGAGCAATGCGAGACTTCATGAAATCTGTGATAATAGGGTTAACATCCAAGTTCATATCGGATATCCGTTGCAACTCCATTCTGAATACTGTGAGAGTGGGCATATCTGCACCATTGATGTTAGCTGACATATGTGGGGAACTCCTTTAGGGGAACATGCAGGAACTTCTTTAGGTTATTGTGCATGATCCTTTAGGTAATTATATAGGGTAGTGCAATTGAATAGCTCTCAGTTTTAGGGGGGGCTGTTCTGATATAAAACTGATGTAACTCTGAAATATCTCTCTGGATACTTATTACATTTATAGATTAGGTAGACTCTTCCAGTCTTGGACCCCCCCTTAGTCTCTCAATATTCTGGGAACCCCTCGCCATCAGGTGGACCGTACTCTCCATCTTCCATGTCCCACGTCATATCCTTGACCATTCCTGAGAACTTACTCAGAGCATCCTCATAGGATGATTCGAATACCTCACAGTTAGAGAAGTGAGAGTTGGGCTTGACCTCTATCTCATACTTGTAGTTCCCATACGCCCAGAGATACATGGGAGTAACATCATCAAGGTCACTCTTGCCTGTCGCACACAATGTAAGCATAGTCATAGTCTATACCTCCCAGAACATTTGAGTGACAGGGCACCATTTAACTTCGATATCCGTACCCTGTACAGTCATCTTATCAGACGTTAGGGATAGGGTCATAACCGTGTCCCAAGCAAAG